TCGCGGAGCTGAACAACCCGAACCTCCACGAGGAATACTGGGACAACGACAACGAGCCGAGGCGCCCGCTGTTCATGTCTTCCAGCTGTTTCGCGAGGGCGATACCGTCGGCAGGCGGTGTCTTCCTCTATTTCCGCAGCAACCCGACCAAGGGGTATTTCTACCCGAGCGCGGGCACCAAGGCTGCGACGGCCAAGGAGCTCTACAAACTGCTTAGCGCACCGTCGCTCGGACGTGAATACCACGAAAGGTGGGGTGCACGGAACGGGGCGAAGAAGCGCATCACGAAGGCCGGCAACGCCGACTACGGTATCCGTTTCCCCAAGGCACCGAAGCTCTAGGGGGAGCGACATACTTATTGAACACAAAGACGGGTAAACGCGCCCGCAGTGCAACTTTTCCAGCGTTATAGAAGGATGCCAACCTTATGATTAGTACAGAACAGGCAGAACAAATGGTTACCGAGAAGATGGAACGCGACGCCAAGGCCGCACAACCCGAGCCGAGCGACAAACCGGAAATCGAGCAACCGACACCGGAACCCGAAAAGAAGCCCGAACCAGAACCCGAGCCGGAGAAGAAGGACGAGCCGAAGGCCGAAAAGCCGGAAGCGAAGCCGGAAGAAAATCAGCAGCCGGAACCGGAGAAGAAGGACGAGCCGAAGGACAAGCCGGAAAAGGACAAGGACAGGTCCGACAAGAAACTCCCTCCATCCAAGCGATACTCCCATGACGAGCGCGTTGCGCACGCTTTCTCCATCGAGAAGCAGAAGCGCGAGAAGCTGAAAGGCCGGGTCAAGGAACTTGAAGCCGAGCTTGCCAAGTACAAGGGGTTGAAGCCCGAGGATTTCGGCAACAACATCGAGGACTACACGAACTACCGCCTTGACGAGCAGAAGAAGCTCGACGAAGTGGAAAACGCGCGTAAGGAAATCGAGCGTTCCGAAGCACAGGAAATGGAGCTGGAGACAGAGCGCAGAGTGAACCTCTCGTTCCCTGACGAAAACGAACGCAATGACTACAACGAGCTTATCCGCACCCGCGGCCCCGAGTTCTATGCGGCATTGAAGGAAAACGACAAGGAAGGGGTTGTTCTCGACTACCTCAATCACGTCGAGCAGTATCCGATTGTCTTGCGCGAGTTGATGACGAACATGGAATCACTCAGGCGAGTGTTCCGCAGCAAGGATCCGTATATCCGCCGTCTTGACTTGCACCAGTTCGCGACAGAACTTCTCGAAGGCAAGCGTGCCCCGCAGCCAGCAGCTGCACCGGCACCCGCAGCACCCGAACAGAAGCCGAGCGGACATCCTGAACAAACTAACCAGCCCGCGTTGAAGCCGCTCCCGGTAATCGGGAAGCAGGTTACATCGACGGCGAAGCCGAGCGAACCGGTTCATGACCGGGCCTACTGGAACGACTACCTCCGTAAGCACCCGCACGGCTAGGAAAACATCTTTTAAAAGGAACGCTAAATCATGGCTAACCAGTTTAAGACCTCCCGCAAGACCGAGCTCGTTGCCCTCCGCGCAGCAGAATCGGCCGGCTACCTCACCATCGGTTCCCGCAAGTATTTCAAGGACCAGCTCAAGAACAAGCGTAACGGCAAGACTTTCGAGTTTGTGATCCGTGACGCAGGCGAATACCAGCGCGGTATCGACCTTTCCGCAAAGGGTCCGTCCAACCTCGTCGAAAAGAGCGTGTACAAGTCCCTCAACGTCGGCAACGTGATGATCAACACGAACATCATCGAGCCGGTTACCGACCTCAACTGGGACAAGGAAGTTGCCCGTCCGCAAGGCAAGAAGCTCGTCAACGGCATCGTGAAGGACGCCATCGACGGCATCAAGGGCAAGGTCATCGACGGCCAGACCGTGACGACTTACGACGGCGACTTCGGCCAGCAGAACGTCGCATTCGTGGGTATCGGCTACGGCCCGCTTACCGACGCGACCAACTACCTGTCTTCCGTTTCCGACGAAAGCCAGTACATGTTCATCAACCCGATGATCAACTCCAAGCTCTCCAACGCAGGCGACGCTTTCAAGCCGACCTCCGCCGACCCGATCTTCTCCAAGGGCCTGATCGGCAAGCTCGGTGAAACCGAAGTCCGCACCAACCAGTTCCTCCCGCTCGTCAGCATTTCCGCAGCCCTCGCGGCCGACTTCGCCAACGCAACCGCAGTTGCATACGCAGAGTCCGGCAACAATGACGGCCTCGCAACCCTGACGTTCACGGGCATGACTGAAAAGATGCCGCGCGGCACTGTCGTGTGGTTCGACGGCGCCTACTCCACCGACCTCGTCGGCGACCGCACTTCTTCCCTCCGCGCGTTCATCGCCGTGGAAGACAGCGCATCCGCAGGCGTGATGGTCGTGAAGGCCCTCACCGACGAAGACTGGATTGGCGAAGGCACCAAGGTCATCGCCAAGGCCGACGGCTCCGCTTTCGGCACCACGAAGGCAGCTGCAATCACCGCTTTCAACACTCTCGCTTCCGGCACCGGCGCGATCAAGAGCATGGAAGCAGGCAACTACTTCTCCGGCATTGTCCGCCTCGACGGTGCAATGGAATTCGAAATGCTCGACCAGATCGACGCTTCGAACGCCGACACCGAACGCGCTGACAACGAAGGCGTGATCGTCTTCCAGAACCGCGCTATCGACACCATCAAGGGCACCAACGTGACCCGTTGGACTTCCACCGTGATGGCCGGCATCGTGGAACCGCGTGCCGTCGCACTCGTCCTCGTGAAGGACGCCGACGTCAACAAGGTGAAGATCGTACAGTAAAAGAATAGGCGGGCCCCGCCCGCCAACGCTCTTGCTTACTCCTCGTCCCCCGACCGCAAGGCCGGGGGTTTTTTTCATGACGCCACCGGCGTCTTGCCGGTCGAAATGCTTTCCAGGTATTCCGCGTTGCACTCCGCGATCAGGTTGTCGAGTATTTCCTGACGCTTGCGGTCGCGTATCTTCCGCTTGTAGAACCCGCACGCCGCGACATAGGCGCTCCGGTAGATGTAGCTGTAAGGCTTGCGCCCGTCCTTGATATGGCGGAGCGCCCCCCACGCGTCCATGAACATCGCGTCGGCCAGGTCGGGAATTTCCTCGGGGGTCGGGTTTATCTTGGGATTTTCGAGGACGATGTTGAGCATCGTCATGACGTAGTCGAGCAGCCTGTTCTCCTCGGGACGGGAGAGCTGCTCCGCGTTGTACTTTGCGACGAGCGCCGTGAAGTCGTCCATGTCCAGGTCGTAGCCCCGGACGAACGAAGGGTCGTCGTGCCTGATGGAATTGGACCGTTTCCGGTCAACCTGTGTCCAGTGAAGTAGTTCCATGCTTGCTTCTCCTTGATAGATAAAATTAGGTTTTCCCATACTTATTGTGGCTAGAGATTGGGCGATTTCCCGCCGACAAGAACGTTAAAGGAAGAGGAAAACGATGGCTCTGAATTATTTGCTCAGCCCGACATTTCAAATCGTAAACACCGCGGGCAAGCCGGCCACCGGCGGTTACATCGAAGTTTACACCAGCGGCGACCGCGAAAAGTATTACTGCGCGTCCGATTTCAACGGGACGCTGCATCCTTTCAGGATTCCCCTCGACGCACTGGGTTCCAACATCGTCCTAGCCGAGCTCGGCCAGGCATACGACGTCTATATCTACAACCGCTACGGCTCGCTGCTCATGTCCCGCTACAACGTGCAGCCCTCTTCCGGTGGCGGCATCAGGGACACTTACCGCGTCATCAGCACTGACGGATCCATCGAGGTCGATACGCATACGTTCGGCAACCGGACGGACTTCGACATCGGCATCGCACCGGGAAACAGCGACGAGTTCCTCGAATGGGTGCGCTGCTTCAACTCCGGCCTAGAAACCGGCCCGGTCTATCCGGCCAAGGTTGACGGCTCGATGGAAACGGACGGGGAGCACGGGCTCCATGTCGGCAAGGACCGTTTCTTCCATATCACCAGCAGCTTCACCGTCGATCCGACGGCACACGGAATTTCTTACAAGACGCTTACAGTGGCGCTGATGTTCAGCGACGGCGAGCAGGCAACGGTGCTTACCACGAAGAAGTTCGACGTGGACACTTCCGTCGAGGACCCGGTCATCTTCGAGTTCGCGCACGACTTCAAGGTCCCGGCCGACGGCTACATCTACTGGGAAATCGAGGCCGACAGCGACATCGGTTCCATCACGGCCAACATGCAGGCGCACCGCATTTACAGCGGCATCAACGCCGTCCCGGACACCTGTGCCACGAAGCAGTGGGTCGGGGAGAACTTCCAGCCCCAGTCGGGCATGTCGGCATACGTTCCTTACTCCGGGCTCGAATACAACGGGGCGGGGGAAATTTCCGGCATATCCGGTTCTGCTCTTGCAGGCGGTGGCGGGGGCGCGAGCGAGTCGGCCGTTTCGGCAATCGCGTCCGCATACGCAGAGAGCGCGGCTTCCTCGAAGATGGACGCAAGCGCCTCGGGCGACTTCTACCCGATGACGGGCAATCCGAGCGGGTTCCTGACGGAACACCAGAGCCTGAGCGCATACCAGGAAAAGAGCGCTATGGCGGATTACGTGCCGTTCTCTTCTATTGGCCACAACGAAGGCGGGGAAATTACGTCGATTTCCGGTTCCGCCATTGCGGGCGGGGGCGGGGGAACGGATACGTCAGCCGTATCCGCCATTGCATCCGCGTATGCCGAGAGTGCCGCATCAGGCAAGTTGGACAACAGCGCGTCCGGCGGGTTCTACCCGATGACGGGGAACCCCAGCGGCTTCATTTCCGATGACGAACTGAGCGGATATGCGACCATTTCCGCTGTCGAGAGTGCGGTTTCCGGGAAGCAGGACGTTTCCGGTATGACGGCATACCAGCCGGCCGGCGACTACTATCCGGCAAGCAACCCGAGCGGCTTCATCAGTTCGGTTGACCTTTCCCCGTATCAGCCGACGAGCGCGATGTCGGCCTATCTTCCCGCATCGGCTTCCGGTGGGTTTGCACCGAGTGGCGACTATGCTTACAATTCTAGCCTTTCTTCTAAGTTGGATGCAAGCGCGTCTAGCCAGTTCCAGCCTAGCGGGGACTACGCGCCTAGTGGCGATTACGCTTTCAACAGCGCAGTTAGCGCTAAACTTGACGCTTCTGCATCTAGTTCCTTTGCTCTGTCCTCTTCCCTGACCGCCTATGTCGAGAAGAGTTCCTACAGCTCGTTCAGTGCCAACACAACCAGCGCCATCAGTTCCGTAAGCTCGGTCGTTTCGTCGGTTTCCGGGAACATGACAGCATACGTTCCGTTCAGCGCAATTTCGGGCTCGGGCAGCACCATTACCGCCATTGCCGGTTCCGCTATCGGTGGCGCCGGCGGGGGCGAGTATTCCGGCATTGAACCGGTAAATGTTGACAACACGGCAAAGACCATTTCCGTAAGCAGCATGCCGCTTACCGTAGACAGGACGCTCTCTGCATACCGCTCGGGGGACAGTGCGGTTCTCGGTGTAAATACCGCAGAGATTGGGGGCGGCGACGTATATTTGTCCGGCTTCGGTTACAACAGCGCCGCGATAAGTTCCATTGAAGGAAGTTCGCTCTACGACAAGTCGGCACATGACCGCATTTCTACGCTTTCTACGCGCATAAACAACGTGTCGGGCGCAGTGTCGGGGACTGTGAATCTCGTGGCCTCGCAATCCGCCAACTGGGGCGGTTCAGCATTGCAGCTGAGCGCCGGGCATGGCATCACGCTTACCCAGTCAGGCAATGTTCTCATAATTGCTACAACGTGAGGATAGGATGAGTTCTTCTTATTACGTTACGTTTGGATCAAACCGACTGACATTCGGTGGGCCGACGGGGTCCATTGCGTGGGCATATACCATTCCGACCCCCAAAACCGATACGGTTACGCAGCTCTGGCGCAACACCGGCACAGCGGTCGTGAATCTTATGCCTTTGTCCGACAATGCATACAACTATGATGCGCTGTTGGTCGAGTTCGGTCGGGCCGAAGTCCAGCAAACTCTGTTGTGGCCAATTTCCAATTCGGGAAACGACGGCATTTCCGGGACAGCCTGCATGGCAATTTCCCGCTGTTCGCCGGGAAGTGTCGGAGCATACGGTTGGAACCATTACGGTGTTCGTCTTGATATCGAAAGCGCCGGCGCCTACATACGCGAGAAGTCCAGCTACAGACAGTCTTACCGGACTTGGGGAACGGGTAACTCGGCACAGCCGATTTACGGAATTTCGGGGGTAAAGTATGCCGAATAGCTATGTTACATATACGCCGCTGTGGTCGGGGGCATGGGGAGGAACCTCTGGAACGTATATCGATCTCCCGTCGGCAGCATCGGCGTTTGATGCCATTCGTCTAGTCCATCAGGAAGATTATTCGAACATGGGCGGCTACAAGTGCAGCGACATAGGAACTCGCGCACAAACGGCCAGCATCTTCAATACTTTCTGGGAAAACGGGTGGTATAACCGTATATATGCGCTCAACTGGGTTAATGGGACGACCCGTCTTACGGCGACCTATGGCCAGCAATCTTTTTTAAAGAGTGGCCAGTCGTGGTCAGGAACCCCGAAGGGCCTGGGCGTTTCGCGCGTGTATGGCATTACATACAACGACACTGACGCATTCAACACGTCCAAGATTTACGGCGACCGGACACTGATTTACAGTGCGGCAGCAAATTCGGCAAGGACATCGTTACAGACGACTGAACGGATGGACAACTTCGCGTTTTTGCAAATTGACACGAACAACCGGTTCAATTCCCAAATTGTTCCCGGATTTGCAAAGCGCCTTACGTTCTTCGGACTACTCCAGGCCGACAGTTCGTGGTATTACAGGGGAACGTACTGGAATGTCGGGAGCGACATGAAGACGCTGAACGGCTCGGCATACGTACAGGCTAAACTGAACGTGTACAATTCAGTCGATAGCGGAAACATACCGGTCGGGTATAGCCGTAACGTCCAGCCGGTTAAAATCTGGGGCATCGGACGCACCGCATCCAACTCATGAGGATTAGAATATGAGCGAAAAGTTGAACAAGGTAATTGCCAACCTCCCGCAGTCCTTTACGACCGCGGAACAGAAGCAGGCCCGCGACAACATCGGGGCCCAGAAGGCGATCAGCTACGGCTATTCCGCCTCCTCCATCACGTCCATCGACGGCTCCGCTGTCGGCAACCCCGCCTCAATCACGGGCGTAACCCACGACTACAACCTTTCCGGTTCCGGCACTTCCGCCTCGCCGCTCGGCCTCAACGACCCGATCAAGTTCAGCGGACAGGGCACTGGCGAAGGCTCCAAGGTTTCGGGCGCGAGCGCGGGCTACCGCGGCTTCCGCATCGAGGTTCCGTCCGCGTGGACGGCCAACATGGGCCATACCGGCTTCAAGGCGAACTACGAACTCCCGAGCGCGGAAGATACCGCGGGCCTCGGACATTTCATGCACGGCGAGCTCGACCCGGGCTTCTTCTCGCTGTCCTCGCACGACAGCCAGTACATCGAGCACAACGTAATCACGGCGTCCGTCAATGGCCGTCCGTGGATGGGCATGTATGCGGGTTACCAGAGCGGCTCCAACCAGACGAGCATCGTGGCATGCGTGGGCGACGCAAATCGCGTGGACCCATATCTTCTGTTCGGGTTCGGCGGTTCCTCGGAATACGTTGACCAGAGTTCTATCCGCAGGTGGAACGGCGTTACGGCGAAGCAGGACGCTTCCGCAATGTCGTCCTATGTCCCGTTCAGCTCCATTTCCGGTTCCGCCGGAAAGGTTACGGCAATCAACGGCTCCGCTATTTCCGCGGGCGACAGTTTCAGCGGAGTAAGCGCCGGCAACGGCATTTCGGGCAACGGCACCAGCGGTTCCCCCCTCGGCCTCAACAGCTCGATCGAGCTGAGCTCCGCGCAACCGAACTACCCTTACATGTTCATGTCGGCGGGGCGCCTCGTCATATCTTCGATGAACGGGGCTTCCCCGAGCATCAAGGTTTACCGCAACGACTCGTCCTATGTCATCATCGACAAGGACGGCATCACGGTGGAGCATACGGCTTCGGGCATCGGCGACGGCGCGTCTTGGAACAAGTATGGCGAAGTCCTCGACCTGAGCTACAACGCAGGCGAATACTACCTCCGCAACATCAGTTCGGACGCTTCCGGCCTCCGCATGAAGGAGAACGGGCACGCCGGAGAAATTGCGGTGTATGGTTTCGGTTCCGCCAAGTTCACGGACGACAGCGGTTCCTCTTGGCAAACGATCAACGCAAGCGCGATCCGCAAGTGGAACAGCGGCGTGTTCCCGGAAAGTTCCAACCCGCTTTCCTATGGTTACGGCGGTAACCAGGCGAGCGCCGCTTCCCAGTACAACGTAAGCGCCGGCAACTGGGCCGCGAGGACGTTGAAGGCATCGGGCATTCCTGACATGACGCTCTACGGTTTCCAGAACATGCCGCCCACTGCGGGTGGCCCGTTCATGGTGAACGCGGCGGGCGCTTTCGTTGCAGCGCCGCAGCAGAATTACTTTGTCCACCTCTTCCACGAAACGGGCGAAGCGGTGGATACGCTAGACACTTCGTTCTACCCGACCGGCCTTACGGCCAACGCCCGCCTCGATTTCGTCAACTTGTGTTCTGCGCGTTCGGCGAACATCATGACCGACACGTTCCACGGCAATACGGCAACAATCAACCCGGGCGAATCGGCGACCATGTGGTATATCGCCGCTAAGGGCGAGTGGACTGACGGTGCCAACAGCATTCCGGTATAAGGAGCAAAATATGAACGATAGCATCCTTTCAATCGGCGAACACTTTGGGGGAACCCCGTGCATACTTTCGCTTGACGGTAAGGCACTGACGTTCGTTGAAACGCTCCCGCCATACTCCATGCGATTCAAGTTCAGCGACCCGAACTACAACCCGTTGGTGGCATATCCAATCGGGCCAAGCGTGATATATGACCCAGCTTACTGGAAGGCCGGATGTTCGTGGACGCAAATTTCCGCCGATCCGAACATTTGGGAATACCGGAGAGAACCCGACCATTTCACGCCAGAGCAAGACCCGTGGAAGGCAAACGCGTGGGACGCAGAGTTCATGTACAAATTCAATGACTACGAGCACAACCAGGTAGAAGTGATTGGCGGCAATACGACTGGCATTACAAGCATGAATGCCATGCTTGCGGACAATCCAGGCTTGGTCCGGGTAGCATTGTTCGACACGTCGGCGGTTTATGACATGCAGCAAATGCTATTGGCGCTTCGCGATGCTCAGCATCCAGAGGACCCAACTGCTTTCATATCACATCTTGTCGAAGTGCCGAACTTTGACTTTACTAACTGTCTTCAAACCCAGGCTATGTTCAATGGCTGCAATGAACTCGAAACCATTCCGGCTTTTGATTTGAAGGGAGTGTGTAATGCCAACCGTATGTTTGAGGACTGTGTTTCCCTACAGGCAATTCCGGCAATGCGCGTGGACAAAGTTGGTCATCCCATGATATGGGAAGGGTCGGTGATTTCCGGGACTGTGTTGTACATGGACTACATGTTTAGAGGTTGCCGGAACGTGGCGTCCGGCATCACGGCCATGTACACCGCGCTATCAACAAACGGTTATGACACCGCCGCACAATCCGCGGGTGTTACAGCGGCCCAGCATGCGCAGGTGTTCGAAGACTGTGGTGTAGATAGTCCTAGCGGTAGTGCCGAACTGGCGACTGTTCCGTCCAGTTGGAAGGAATAACCTTGCAACGTACAATCTAAAAATATAGTTTTAGCACACAAGGAGTAAGTAAATGCAAGGACAACTGAATATCAGGGAGTTCATTCCCGTAATCATGGCCCCGGAGCGTCCGGCCGAAGGGGTTACCTATCTACAAAATTCCGAAGGCCGCGAAAGTCTCGCGCAGAAGATAGCGATGTTGAAGGACTACGACTTCGACTACGCGGTGTTTCATCACCAAGACCTCAAAATCGAAACGCCCGAGCTAGTCGGCCCGGCATGCGAGCGCATGCGCATGGACAATGTCGGGGTGGCCGGCGTCATCGGCACGCTCTGTCTTGCGGACAGCTGCACTTGGTGGAACCCGCTCAGGGGAGTCGTAACCGTCGGCGCCATCTTGCAGGGCGACGGGAAGGGAGGCGCCTATCCGATGCTCGACGGCCCGGGCTACCGCGCGGACGCGATTTCCGTGGACGGCTGCTTCCTCGTCCTCAGCAAGGGCTTCGTTGACCGCTACGAGCCACATGACTTCGGGTCGTGGCGATACTTATATGACGTAGACGCATGCCTGCAGTGTCTCCAGATGGGGAAGAACGTTGGCATAGTTGACATCAGGTGCAAGCACGACAGCCAGGGGCAAATGACCCCCGACTTCGAACAGTGCCGGATGAAGTTCCTCGAATACTGGAAGCCGCGCGTCGATTTCCCGGTAATCAAGCAAAGCAAGTTCAAGGAGTAAGCCATGCCAAATACAAAATCAGAAACAGCAAAAATTGCCCTTAACGTAAAGTGGGACAAGGTCGGTGACGTAACTAGCAATGATTTTATGGCCGAGCAATTCGTTCCCAATCTCAGCAAGATCATCGCAGGTGTGCAAAAGGAAATTGGGAAGATAATCTACGACGTCGCATATCAGAAGGCGAAGACCGCCGGTAAGTTCAATCGAATTATAATTTCCGTCAATGTATCGCCGGAAATCGAGTTCGACAACTTCATATTTACGCCGGAGGAGTCTCGCGGATGATTGGCGGCGGAATTGCGGCGATCTTGGCACTGCAGACGGCCGGTGCTTTCAGTTCGTATAAGGAAGAAGAGCCGTCATACACGGTAAGGCAACAACCCACCTATCCGTGTTCGTCGCCAACGGCAAGCGTGACGACATGCGCAACAGCTTGCGAATTTGTCAGCCACACCGGCTGCATCGGAGGAGTAAATGAAAGCAGACCTTAACCCACAGAAACCGTTCGTCCAGGTAGTTACGTCCGGCGGCTCCGGCTGTCGCTTCTACCGCGCATCCATGCCCGCATTTTGCCTCAACTGGTTCGACGGAATAGGGCTGCACTGCATTGAGGTCCCAAGTCCGCTGATGGAGCCAGGCATACTCAGCGCCACGCGCTCCATCGTGTTGAAGTCCCCCGCCGGGTGGCAAGGGCTCGAACTGGTGAAGCAGCTGAAAGGCGCCCAGGCCAAGTTCCAGTTCCGCGTCATCGCCGACTACGACGACGTCCCTTTCTACACCGGGGAGAGCCACAGGGAAGGGGACAGCGACTTCGACGCCATAAACACGAAGTCTTGGGACGACAAGCACAACGCGAGCACAATCGAGCTGCTGCGCCTCTGCGACGTGGTAACGGTCAGCAAGGAATACTTGAAGACCAAGTTCGAGAAGGCGACCGGCACCCACAACGTGGTGGTCATACCGAACGCGGTTGCCCGCTCCATGTGGTCGCTCGAACGCAGGGCACCGCTTACGTCCGACCTGAAAACTGTCAACATCGTATTGACAGCTTGTCCACAGCATGCCGTCCCGGCGCACAGGGACGAACAGGGCAACGACGTTCCCGAGCAGCTCGGGGACTACGCGAGCGGCGAATGGCGCGAATGGCTCGTGAAGCACGTCAAGGACGGCGACGTAACCCTGACGCAAATGGGGAACCCGTCTTTCCTCTGGAACGAAATCCAGGACAAGGTGCGCTCCGTGCCGTGGGTTTCCCCGAACCGCTTCGCCTCGCTGACATGCAGGCTGCACCCGGACCTTATTATCGCCCCGCTCGTCCCGAACGAAATCAACCGTTGCCGCAGCGACTTGCGCTACGTAGAGGCCGCGGTATGCTCTTCCGCGTTCCTCGGGAGCGTCTTCCCGGACAGCCCATACGAGAACACCCCCGAACTTTGCCACGTCCCGCAGGGCGCCACTGTGGCGCAGCTGGACGAGAAGCTGAGGGCCATCAAGGACCGCGACACGTTCAACGGCCTCGTCGCGCAGGGCTGGGACTTCCTCGTGAAGGAGGGGCGCCTGATGGAGAGCGACCTCTGCATCGGCCGCTACGTGGATACTTGGGGCAACTCCACGGCTAACCAGATCGCCTTTGACTTGTTATAGGAGGAAACATGAAGAGAAAGAACGTCCTTAATTATATAGTGGAGGTGGCGGTGGCCGAGCTGGTCGCCTATATCATCCGCCGTATCCAGGGAGGTAGAAATGCCTGAACCGTCGGGAGAACTTATAGCGGCAATCGTGCTGTTCCTCGGGGCGGCTGCGACGTTCTTGAAGAGCAAGGCCGACATCAACAAGATCAGGGCCGAGCGCTTGGCTACGAAGGCCGAGCGCGACAAGGACAGTGAAAATCTTCACGACCGCATGTTGAAGGCCGAGTTCGCGCTTACCCAGTTGAAGGACAACCAGGCCTTGCAGGCGACGGTCGTTGACGACTTGCGCGACCAGTGCTCGACACTGAACACGAACATCGTCAAGCTGGACACGAACGTGTCCAACCTGACGGAAGCGATCAAGGAACTCAAACACAAATGACGGTTCTTTTCGTCGCGACTTGGCTGTGGCTTGGTGCAAAGTTCTTCAACCCTAATGACTGGCGAAGATAGTCCAAGACCACCCAAAAGTAGTGCACATCCGTGCACAGGTGCACATTTGATAAACTTTCACAAATGTGCACTATATTTGTAAAAATATTTATCTACTATAGTCCCCAAAATGTGGACGATGTGGACGGCAAAAGAGGGGGTAAAACTTATTATAGGGGGTTTGAAAATCAAAAAATTTTTTGAAAATCATTTTCCCGTATAATGAGTTTACCCCCCGTTTACCCCGTCCACACCCCGTCCACAAATACTCATACAGTACAAATGGTGGACTGGCCCACTCATCCATAATCGATCCTGGGTATTTGTTAGATTGTGTAAATGGTGGATTGGTAAAACCCTCTCATCCATAATCGATCCTGGGGATTTGTTAGATTGTGTAAATGGTGGATTGGATAAAAATTTTTGAAAAAGCGGTTGCATTTTGAAAAACATTTTGCTATATTTAAAAACAGAAGCAACGGCCGTAAGCCTAAGTGAATGTTTCCTTTGTGATTTACGGGTCGTGGACTTCTGGGTTTGCGACCCGTTTCGCATTTAAAAGGAAACATTCTCAATGGGCAACAAAATTATCACCCGCCGTGTCAAGGCAGGCATGTTCACATGGGCCGACCTTGCGGCAGATGACGTCATTTATGTAACCGGTCTTTCCACGTTCTACAGTAACGTTGAAACTTTCACAAATATTCATGGTACATTCGAGAAGGGAAAGGTCCTCCGCAAAAACGCAAGGAACTCCGTAATTAGCGCCCTTGTCGAACAGCGTGTAACCAACCGCACGTTCGTAGACTGGCTGATTGCCAGGACGCCCAGCGAAATCTACAAGTTCCTCTGCGAAATCGAAGGGGTGGGACACAAGTCGGCCGTCCTCTTTACGGTGGCTCTCAAAGGCCAGCTCCCTGACCTCAAATACATCGTGGCCGAACAGATCCACTCTTCCATGTTCGAGGCGCCCGCCCTCCCGGAACTGGCAAAGGTCCGCGCGAAGTATGCGTCCGAATACGATACGAAGATGAAGCGGGCGTTCGTCCCGTATTGTGCGGGCGAAATGTATGATGCGCTTATTGCAGCATGCAACCTCAAGAACCCGCCGTCGAAGGGAGACGTGGTTGACGGCGTAATCCTCAGCGGCGAAAGCACATGGACGTCCGAGGACGGAAAGTGGATGATGTCCAAGCGTATCCACGATACGGAAGAGAACCTCGTTACGTTGGCGAATACAAAGTGCATTTCGTCCCCGGAAGTGTCCGTGGGCGACGTGGAAGGACTCGGCGAAGACCAGAGGCTCGCAATCGCGGGCATCACCCAGGGAAACCGGCTCGTCTTGCTCAACGGCATGCCGGGCTCGGGCAAGTCGCACGTAATTTGCTCCCTCTACAAGATGTATGGCAAGGGCTCCGTCCTGATCACTTCGTGGACCAACAAGGCATGCCAGGTGCTCAACCAGCGCATACCGTCTTATGCCATCGGGAAGACGGAAGGCATCCGCAGTCTTCTCAGCGTGTATTATACCGCACAGAACAACGACGAATACGCCCGTGCAATGAAGTCCGTGAAGCTCCTCGTGTGCGACGAGGCCTCCATGAACGGTTCCCTCTCTACGTGGTATCTTCTCCAAATTCTCGAATGTTGCGCCTCCGACTGCAGGCTGCTTCTTGTCGGCGACCAGAACCAGCTCCCGCCCGTCGAGGAATACGGTCGCCCGTTCAGCCAGTTGTGCATCGCCCAGAGGGCGCTCAGCATAAGGGTATGCAGCCTTGTCGAGTTCCGCAGGTCGAACGCCGACGGCATCTTCAACGCTTTCGCAGCGATGTCCGTGCCAGGCGTACACAATGTACAGTACACGCATGGCCAGGTAGAAATCATCAAGGCCCGCACGTCGGCTCTCGCCGTGGCCAAGACGGCATCGGCTTTCATCAACACGGCCGGTGGCAGCAAGTCCGTGGCCGTGATAGCCGGGACGAACGCCCTCTGCGACGAGGTGAACATGAAGATTGCCCGGACCGTCTTCGGCGACAGGCTTACTTTCCAGAAGCACTCCGGCGAACCGCAGGCCCGCCATATCGTCCCGGATCTCCCCGGCATGCGCATCGTATGCGTGAACAACCTCAAGAACAAGCGCGGCCAGCTCAGGATGGCGAAGAACGTGTTCGCGGACGTCATTGTGAACACGCCGGAATTTGTAAGGATTTCCAACCGCGTAACCGGTGAAACCCTTGACGTTACCCACGAGGAGCTCGTCGAGAACTTCCAGGTGGGCTACGCATGCACGGTGCACAAATACCAGGGCTCCGAGGAAGACGTCATCTACTACATCTTCGACTCGGACAGCAACATGCACGGGGACTTCTTCGAAACGATGAAGGAACTCAAATATGTCGCCCTCAGCAGGGCCAAGAAATGTTTGCGTATCGTGGCGGTTTGCCGTGAAATCGAGCACGACTACTTGCCGGCGGCAATTCTCCCCATCAAGACAGTTGCCAGCAAAGACGCCATAATGTACATTTAGGAGAAACGAAAGGAAACAATCACATGACTCAAACAGCAATCGACGACGCCCAGGAACAGGTAGAGCGGGCAAAGGCCGCGCTCAAGACAGCCAAGGCGTTGGCCAAGGCCCAGGCGAAGGCCGAAGAAAAGGCCAAGGCGGCCGAACTCAAAGCAAAATTCCCGTGTATCGACAACTGGTTCCAGCGCCAAACATACCTTGCCCCGGAGTTCGAAACGGCCAAGTTCGGGGCGCCCGACAGGAAGGCGTTTTCCCGCATCAGGTATGCGTTCAACCCCGCCGATCACTCGACACTGATCCTCGTCCGCACGGGAAAGGCCTCGTGGGCATCGGTAGTCCTCGACAACAGGGCCCCGCAGGAACTTGCCAGGATATGCGCACAGGCGGAGCCGGACGACCCGAATTTCAGGTCCCTCTATGACGAAATCGAGGCCAGGACCACCGGCATGCTCAACCGGATTTTCAGCGAATATGGGAAGTCGAAGAAGGACGTAACGCAGGACGAGCTAGTAAGCACTCTGCTCGCTTACGTCCCCCACTTGATGTTGAAGAACTACACGATAGGCTGTCTTGCCTCGAAGGAAGAATACAAGCCGGACCCGGAAAAGGAAACCGTATTGAAGGTTTCCCGCCCGCATGCGGCGTGGTTCTGCTCGGGCGACCTTTCGGCCAGGCGCGACGCGTTCGACCACATTTGCGAGAACGCCGACCAGATGCTGAAACACCGCGAAATGTGCATGGAACTCCCCAAGCTGTACAGCAATGACCCGGAAGAGGCCGCGCTACACCACGTTGACTTGAAGTCGCTCGTCGACCGCGAAGGCAAGTGCCCGACGTGGGAAACGTATTTCAAGCGTTTCAGCGAAGACGAGGCGAAGGTAATCCGGGCTTTCATCTACGGTATTTTCGACGCGAAGAACGGGAGCCGCCAAATGTTGTACATCTACGACAAGGACGGCTTCTCGGGCAAGTCGGTGCTTATCAACGCGATCGCCCGCTTCCTCGGGACGGGGCTTGTGGCCTCAATCCAGAAGGACTCGCTTATCAACCAGTTTTCCCTTTCGAAGGTCTATGACAAGCGGCTCGTGGCGATCGGCGACAACAAGAACCCGAACCTTGTCCGCTCCGAGAAGATGCACATGATGCTCGGCGGCGACAGCGCCGACATCGAGAAGAAGGGCCGCGACTCTTTCTCGTTCCGCCTCCAGATGAAGATTATCGCAAGCGGCAACACCCGCCTGAACATCGACCCCGACGCCACCCATGAACGGACGCGCGTAATCATCGTTACCCCGAAGATTACCGACGAAATTCTCCGCGAGGTGGCGCTTACTGACAAGAGCGGTAACGTCGTCCGCAGCAAGTATGGCCGTCCGCAGCTTATCGGCGACCCGGGTTTCGAGGACAGGCTTGTCGCCGAGTTCAAGGCCATGATGGCCATGGCGGAAGACGATTACAGGGAGCTTTGCCCGACACGCGGCAACTACGTTCTCCCGGAAACGATCATGGATGAAGTCGAAGTTTGTTCCGTCGATGAACTTGACATGCTCGACGACCTTATCCATGAACAGTTCTCCGTCGGCGAAGACTTTACCATGAAGCCGGGCGACCTTATGACCGACTACAGCCTCTACGTCCCGAAGGAAATCCAGGAAAAGGTTACATACGAGGACTTCATTGCGCACCTCGCCAAGAAGCACAACGTATGCAAACGGACGGTGCGCATGCCGGACGGGACTTTCCCGAAACTATATGTCGGCATCGGGCGCAAGATGACACAGCCGGACCTTATGGCGAAACCGCTTCTCCCGGAGGGCATGTAATGTTTATCCTCGTGAAACCGATGTACTATTCCGGCGACATGGCCCTTATGGACATGGGCGCCGACGGGTGGCTCCACCACCTAGCCCACCCCATTATCCGGGCGGACAAACATGACAGCCCGCTCTTCACTTACGGAACCCCCGTACAGAAACCGGAGCCGGGGAAGATGGCGGGCTACATGCACGCCGTAGCGGAGAACATCTACTCGTATTCCGCCGTCCAGCTCGACTACGACGACGGCGTCAGCATGGACGCGTTCATTCGCGAATACGGGAAGGAGTTCATGTTCTGGTGCTATACCACCCACTCCCACGGCTTCAAGGGGAACAGCGACCGCTTCCGCGTCGTCGTTCCTATCGAAACCCCGCTGCTTACGGCGGACATGGGCTTCGGCTACACGAAGACCATGATGGCGGAGTTCCCCGGCTGCGACCCGTCCGCGTTCTGTCGCGCCCATTTCCAGAGCTTCCCGTGCATCAGGGAGCAGGGGGCGCCTTACCGCTATTACATCAACCGACACAAGCGCAAGTATGCGATACCGATGGAAAAGGTCCGCGATACCGAGCGCAAGCTGAACGACGAGCGCATGTTCGAACACGCGGTCATGATGTGGAAGGCCCAGTTCGACGGCGACAGCGACGAGAAGCGCATCTACAACCAGATCCGTTGGGCACAGAACAAGCTCGACGAGGCCAGGGAAGGGAACCGCAACACGACTATGTTCTCGACCCTTATGTACTTGTTCCGCCAAGGCGTTCCCGGGGCCGCCATCATGGACCTCAATCCACCATCCGGCTGCGAACGGGAATGGGAGGGCATGCTCGCCAGGATACTGTAAAGATTTTTTAACATAAAAACGTGAACGCGGGCTTGTCTTTTTGCTATATTTCAGACAAGCAGAGAGCTGCCACCTCTCCGAACGATTTTTTGGTTCCTTTCTGGGACGTTGTCGGGTCGGGTGTGGCAGCACCCGGCCCGCTTCGTTTACTGGCGCATCAACATTTCAACCGCGCATTATACGCGAAGCTACAACACAACAAACCAAAAAGGAGCCAACCATGGCAAACCAGAATGAACAACCGTTCAACACACTCGAACTTCTCACAATCGACAACCTCGAAGACTTCGAAAACGGATCTTCCAGCAGCTTTACCGTAGATGACGGATCGTATGACGCCGTCGTTGTCGGATGGGCGCTCGTGAAGAACGAATACGAAGGCAAGATTTCCAACCGCGTCCAGCTCTACTTCCAGTTCGCTGACGAAGAAGGCAAGGTGCACAACTTGCGTGGCAACGCATGGGCACTCAGCGCCAACGAAAAGTCCCACTTCCGCATTGACCTGATGGGTTGGCTCAACACGTCCGAATGGTCGCGCGTGATTGAAGTCCTCAAGCAGGGCAAGATCCTCGTGCCGGGCCAGGACGGTAAGGGCTCCGTCAACCCGGATGGCTTCATCGGTTGGCGTGCAAAGCTCCTCGTGGGCACGAAGAAGTCCAAGGCGGGCAAGGACTTCAACGTCATCATGTCCATCAGCCCGTGCAAGAAGAAGAACTTCCAGTTGCCGGAATTTGCCGATGTCCCGTGGTTCTACGCGAACGGCGACGACGTCATTTCCTGTAAGCTCGCCGAAGGCATCAAGGTCGGCCAGCCGAAGGAAAGCAAGCAGGCTTCCGCACAGCCGACCCAGCAGCCGCAGCAGCAGGTCGGCCAGAGCAACGCCATGCTCGCCAACAAGGGAGCGGTCGGTGCACCGATGAACAACGTCAACGCCCAGGCCTACTTCAACCCGCAGGCTGCACCGGTGCAGGGTGGCGACCTTGCGGCACAGCTTCCGGTTGCTGACGACGAAGATTCTGTTCAGCTACCATTCTAAACTTCTCTTTACGTTGAGCCGACCGCGCCGACCGGCGAATTAAATAGACGGCGCCACGCTTTGTGTACAATGTTTGGACTCTTACCTAAGCGTCCGCAAGTTCCCCCAGCATGGGTCAACCTTTCCTTTTCGCTTGCGGACGCTTTCCTACAGTCGCATTGCCAATCGCCATTTCCATCAGTTTTGTCACCATTGTTTTCACCTGGCGGTTGGCAATGGGGCTGTAGCTCAACCCGCACGGCAATGGTTTTCGCCCCGCCGGGAGCCGTTGCGGGGCAATTCCTTACCCGGCGGGGCTTTTAACCCATTAGGAATAAGCAAGATGACACCACAAGAAGAATTGCTCTATTTGAGCGACCTGTTGATGCAGGCAGCTCTTTGGCGTGTCGACCAGAACGACGGCAAATGTTGCCTCGAACTTGAAGTCGAGAGCCGACTCACAAAGCTCCGCGAGGAAATCAACAAAGGCCACGCCAGCGCCGTCAAGGAAATCCAGAAGGAATACGACAAGGACTGGAAGCGCCGTAAGCGTGAAACGCACCGCCTGTTGAAGTCCCCCGATGACGGCAAGATGCACTGGTACCCGAAGGAAGAGTGCGTGAAGATCAAGGTCCCGTTCGGCGTCGGCTACAAGTGGACGCACAAGGACTGGCTGACCGGGAAGGAAGACCTCGTCGTTGACGGGGAAGAACTTGGACAAATCATGACGGAGGCCGAAAATGAAGGATGATTTCATAGCCAAGTATGCGATTAAGGGAACAGTCCACGATTTCAACGCGTTCGGCCCGACGATGTTCTTTCCGTCAGAACTTACCACCAAAAGAGATCCGGCGTTTCGTGACGCGCCGATGTGCGCGATGGCGTTACAGTGGAAGTCGATGGCCAACAAGAAAGAGAGGGGTAAGAACATAATTCTGCTTTCCGAAATTGAGCGGGACGATGGTGACATCCACTATTGGTTCACTCCGGTCTTGACGGAAATCTTCATGCTCACGGAACTCGAAGAGTTCATGAAATACGTAGCCTTGCCGATTTCGGACTACACTTGCCGGGTAATCCGTAAGGCCGTGGACGAGAAGAGCGTGAAGCGCTACACCGCATATTGCATGGAGAGCGACCTCAACCCGGAAGGGTATGAAGGCACAAAGAATTTCACCCAGCTAATACTCAACCCGTTGTTCTTTGTTCCAAGTATAAGAACCGCGGGCATTCGGAGGTAGCATGACGGAAGAATTTACAATCGGAATTATTATAGCCCTTATCATAGGGCAACTGGTAGCTTGGATCGGTTACTGGCATTGGCGTTCCGAAGCCAAGTATCTAAGGATGATGTGGCAGAACGAGCATGAAATGAACACCGCGCTGTTCAGCCAAGTTAGGGAATTGGAACGCCCGAAGAAATTTCTGGTGGATTCCGCATGGATGTCGCAACTGAGCGACGAGGAACGGAAGGCAATCGAAGATGCCGACCGTAGCGACGTCTACCTTTACCCGACGATGGTCGAGGAACCGCTTCCGCCGGGAACGGTATTGCACCAGGAGGGAGAAGATGCCAGAATGGGATGAACTTATCAAGACCGTCAAGCGGACGTGGGCCAACGGCATACACTGTAGCGACATGACCTTGGGCGAGATAGAGGAGGACATTTCCTGTGCCCTCGACCGTTTCGCCAAGGCAAACGGGCTCCCGGAAATCAACTGGGACGAGGAGGTTGACGCATGACCGAGGAACAGCGCAAGCGAAAGAACCAGCGCGACCGGGAGAGGCGACAACGGATCAAGGCCGAGCAGGAAGCCCAGAAGGCGGCCGAGCTCGAAAAGCTGAAAAGTCCGCCCATGGCGTTCGCAAGTCCGCTCGATTGCCGGGTGCATTACCGGGGGGTGGACAGCGACGAGGCCTTTTTCGAGAACACCAGGAAGCGAATGAGCCGGTAATGCTATGCCATGCGGATTACAAATACGACTTCACCCAAAACTAGACATATTGTGCAGGGAAGATGGTGCAATCTTAACTAGATTTGGGTGGAAATTTGGCTCAAAGAATAGTCGTGGTTATCTTACCATACGGTTGGCCGATAATAAATGCCATACAATTCATCGCTTAATTGCGGAGGCGTTTATTCAGAACCCGTTAGGCAAACCAACCGTTGACCATATAGATAGGAACAAGACAAATAATTTCGTTTCTAACTTACGATGGGCAACTGTTAAAGAACAAATAGCCAACCGTTCCAATATAATTGAAGAAATTCGTAGGTATGGATTTAGGCGATGCGATGACCCAAAGGCATATAACCGTGCATGGGAGGCTCGCAGGCGTTCAATACTTATTGAATCAAATGAAACGATTAGGTAAAAAGAAAGCCGACGTGTTGAACGAGGCCCACCCAGGAATGACTTTGTCTTCTTGGCTTGAGCTTAACTTTACGCACGTCACGCTCGATAAGACTGTATCACAAGGCGGGTCCCGCCTTGTGGTTAAACCGCATAATATCGAGTTGACCGTGGCATTGCTTTCGACATCTAACGTAGCGGACTGGGCACGCGTTGCATTTCATTGGGCACCAGCAGGAACTATAATCGACAAGGTTCCTAATTCATACTACGAAGAAAAAGTTCTTCTTCTCAGGCAGTTGCTGACAAAGCAACTGTTGGTAAACCCGGACAACAAGATGGCTCAACGTTACCTGCAGATCCTTGAAAGACGCGACGCGGAACGGTGGGCGCAGAAGAAGCAGGCCATGAACATCAGGGCAGCCGCGACTACCGAACAGAAATCGGAAGGAGGCGGCAGTGGCTCAAAGAAGATCGTCTTCGACTTCGAAATCGTCTAATAAGCCGCAACTGTCCAAGTGGCAGGAGCAGTTCATTGGCGTAAAGTCTTTCCGTGAACATTTCGACGATGAACTCCGCATCGCGTGCACCGGCATTTCCGCAGGAAAGAGCCGCGCCCTCGCGTGGTGGATTATCATGCAGATGGTAAAGTGCAACGGCATCCGCTGCATAGGCATAGCGCAAACCCACAAGGCGTTGAAGCGCGTGCTTATCAAGGAGCTCCAGACCGTATGCGCCATTAACCATCTTGATTACAGCTACAACAAGAGCGAGCAGGAGTTTTCCCTCGCGAACGACTCCGTGCTGTTCGGTTACTCGGGCGAGAACCCAGAGGCCATGCTCGGCCTTTCCGAAATAGATCTTCTGGCCATCGACGAGGCCGCCTATATCCCGGAGGAGGCATACCAGTATGCTTCCGACCGTATGCGTGGCGGCCGTTTCAGCCCGATGTCCCGCATGATTTCCTCGCCGCAGTCCATGGCCGCGGAGAACTGGTTTTCCGACCTGTGCAAGAAGCACCCGGAAACGGTCATCCATGCGACGGCGCTCGACAACCCGTTCACGTCCGACCGCTTCAAGCAGAACCTGAAAGACCGCTACGTCGAGGGCTCGAACATCTACCGCCAGCAGGTGCTCGGCGAAATCTTCGACTTCGACATCGCAAGCCAGATCGTCATGCGCTCCGACTTCATCGCGGCCAAGCTGATTTGCCTCGACAAGCGCTACTGGGTGGGGGCGGACTTCGCCGGCCTCGGCGTCGACACGAACATGGTGGCCGTCATCGACTCCACGGGCGTGGTGGACTGGTATGGCAAGCCCGACCTCAACACGCAGCAGAAGACTGAGCAGGTCTTCCAGGCATACAGCAACTTCAAGGTCGTTTCGGGCATGGGCGACTCCACGGGCGGATACGGCCAGGGTCCGATAGACCTGTTGGAGGCGAAGGGCATAAAGCTGCAGGGGGTGAACTTCCAGCAGAAGCCTTTCGACGAGAACCTTTACCCGAATGCGAGGACGGAAATGTTCCTCGAACTGGCCCGGGAAATCAAGAACGGCTTCTGGGTGCCGGACGAGGCCCGCGCCCAGATCCTCGCCATGCAGGTCGCCATCGACAAGCGCGGGCGCCAGGCGCTGTTGCCCAAGGAGCTCGCGAAGAAGATACTGGGCGGGAAGTCCCCCGACCTTGCGGACGCCATCGCGCTCGCGGTCTATGCGAAGAACCACGGGGGCGCCTCTGCTACCAGCGGTTACAGCGCGGAGCAGGCCCAGGCGGTATGCGACCGGTATCTTGCGCTTGCCGGTTACTGATGGGGCATACTTATTGTGGACGAGACGGGCCAGTGGCGGAATTGGCAACGCTCCCGGTTTGCACCCGGGAATTTATCGGTTCGAACCCGATCTGTGTCCACTAACAGTCGTGTAGCTCAACTGGAAGAGCACCTCGCTACGAACGAGAAGGTTGTGGGTTCGACTCCCGCCGTGGCTATCGAATAAGAGGTTTGCAACATGGAAATCCGCACGCTTATCAGGGAGGCCCTTTCGAGGTCCAACGTTGTCCCGAGGAAGCAACCCGCTCCGGGCGACTTGATGGAGAGCGGGTTGAAGCTCCTGAAGGGCATTGTTTCAAATTTCAACAACGACAACTACCTTGCCTTTACCCAGCAGGGTCTTACGCTACCGGCAAGTAAGGTCATCCATATCTACGACAAGGACGACACGATGGCCGGCGACTACAACAAGGTGTTCCCGACGCTCGCCACCCTGATGGCCTATACCATCACGGAGGAGGATTTCGAGAACGGCCTCGAAGCCATCGCGAAGGACACCCCGGGCAAGAAGTTCCGGGTGATACTGGTTGGGACGGAGCTGCAGTGGTTCGGGGAAAATGCCGACGAGTTCGACCCCCGCTACCAGCAGATGCGCCGCTACGCCGACGCATACCACGTAAGGGTCCCGGGGGTGGCGAAGCTGAACACCCTCAACATCGACCGCAACCAGCCTTACGGCATGTTGAAGCTGAATTTTATTCCGAGAGGCGACTTCTACTCCCAGCCCAACGGCGACCTCGTGTGGACTTTCCGCGAGCTCGCGCAGGGCGAATGGGAAATCGAGGTCAAGCCCTACATCGTTTCCAATGCAATCAAGTTGAAGCTCGACTACAACCGCGCCATAGAGTTCGATTTCGATACGGATCTCCGTATCCCGGACGCCTATATCGAGCTGCTTACGGTAGCGCTTACCCATAGCCTGGCCGTCAAGTACCCGAGGATGGACGACGCCCATATCGCAAGGCTCGCGGATGATGTCAGAGTGATGCTGGAGAACGTGCGCACCCCGAAGGCCGACCAGAGGGAGGTCCGCAGGGAAAGCACTGACGCCGAACGGAGCTCCTATTGGGGAGTGGTTTCCGGCCGTATGTGGGGGTTCTAAATGGCCAACAGGGTATTGCTAGTCCAGAACATCGCGGGCTCGCTTTCCCGCAGCAACATCGTCAAGGTGGGCCTTGGCGATTCGCTGAACATGTACTGCGAAACGCAGAACCCGACCGAACACAGCACGCAGCTGCTCATGCGTTCAGTAAGTGGCGAACGGAAGTTCGACCAGGAACGCCTCGGCGGCCGTTGCCGCGGTCTTTATCGCGTTTCCAGGGGCATCGACAACCAGCCGGTGCTCTATGGCGTGTTCGGCAACTGGCTGTACATGTTCAGGAAGGACGGGACGCACGAGAAGATCGCCCGTATCGAAACGAACAACACCGAGTGCCGCATGACGGAAACCGGGGGCTACAACGACGCGCACCCGCACCTCGTCATCGTGGACGGAGTGAACTGCTATGCCGTGGACGTTACCGTCCCGGTCGCTACGCAGCAGAACGACTTCCGCACAATCGAGCTCCCGGTAAGGCCGAACGACGAAACCACCCGCATCAAGCCCAGCCACATTGCATACCTTTTTGGTTACCTTGTATGTAATGACGAGGATACCGATACGTTCTACACGAGCATACAGTATCCTTTCGAGGTTACGGACAGCCACGGGGACATCGACTACGACATTTGGCGCCTCGGGACTACGAACAACATCGGTTTCTTGACTTTTTCGGAATGGTGTACCGATGCGACGACTGCATTGTGTTCCAACGGCAGTAAGCTGTACACCTTTGGCCCAAGGTCGTGGCAGGCTTTCTCGTTCAACGACGACAAGAACAACCCGTTCAGCTCGCCGGACAACGCCGCGGGCATGATTGGCCTGAAGGCGGTGAACTCCCTCGCCATGCTCGGGCATACCACGATTTGGCTCGGAAGTTCCGACGTGGGCGACTCGGGCGTGTTCATGCTGTCCGATACCACGCTGACCAGGATTTCCACGGGCGACCTCGAACGCGAGCTTGCGCAAATGGTGAACCCGACGAACGCATACGCGAGCATTTGGCAGGAACACAGGCATGTCTTCTACTCGCTGACTTTCGAGGACAGCAAGATTACGTATGTCTATGACGTTACCGAGAACAAGTGGCACCGCCGCGCAAGCTACGACGCTACGAACAACTTAACTTACTGGCGCTACAACCACGCCGTGTTCGCATACGAGCGGACGATGGTCGCGAGCGAGGACGGATGGCTGTGCTACATGGACGAGCACGCATACGAGGAACACGACGGGCGGAAGATCTTGAAGATGCGCAGGGGCGGCGTTCTTACGTCGAACGACCAGCCGTTCTTCATCGACAGCCTTGAACTTGTATGTAACCAGGGCCAGCACGACACGCGGTTCTTCAACCTCGTGGACGGGGCGGTTTCTCAGCCCTCGGACGACGTGAACCCGCGCGTTTCCATCAGGTATTCTTGGGACGGCGGTAACTTCTCGGACTACGAGGACTACTACCTCGGCAAGGTGGGTGACTACCAGTGGAACACGGTGGCATGGCACCTCGGCTTCGGCAAGTTCTTCACGCTCGAAGTCAGCACGACCGAGAAGATACCTTTCGCCATCGAGAACCTGAAAGTCGGGTGGAGCCCGAGCGCGATGTTCGCTTAGGGGGGAATATGCAGAACGAACTGAAACTCGTCAGGTATTCCCAGGAGAACATGAACGTCGAGGGCCTGAAAGGCAAGTACGGCTACGACGGCCAGGCTTGGGGAAGCATAACCGTAATCAAGAACGTGGCGTTCGTGATTGCGTACAAGGGAGCGAACGTAACCGACTACATGCTCCCGGAAGTGTATGACGGCTTCCTGATTTGTTCGGACGGTTCCAGGGTCCAGGTTACGGGCTCGAAGTTGACGCTTGCGCTCGGTGCTGACGTATCGGCGCAGGGAATGTTGAAATTGAAGAAGGATAACTAGGAGGTCGGCATGATTCCGGCACTTATCGCAGGCGGCATCGCGGCGGCATCGCTTGCCAGCAACTTATACGCGCAGGACCAGGACAGGCAGTCCCGTCGCGACGCGCGTAAATATCTTTCCGGCGAGGCAGCAACAGCGGCCAACCAATACGACGCGATGATGAAGGACATCAAGGACTACTACGCGACGCGCGGTTCCTTGGGCCAGGCGTCGGACGTGAACGCATACCGCGACGCCATGGCGGGCTACAAGCCGGAAGACTTTGTCTACACTCCGACGAAGTTCAACGCGGCCGAATACGGTGTCGGTTCACGCGACGACTACATCAACCCGTATTACGACCAAATCATCGGCGACATGACGGCGCAGGTCCAGCACAGCGCAGCAGGCGCCGGCCTCGGACGCGGTTCCGGTGCGGCCCAGGCAATCGCGAAGGCGGTGGCCGAGAAGGACAACGAGCTCTGGAAGGAAGCCAACCAGGAATACAAGGACGAGCGCAACTTCGCCTATTCGCAGTACAACGACTACGTCCGCAACATGCAGAACATGCTCGACGCAAAGCGAGCCGCGACCGACACGAAGCTGACCATGCAGGGCAACCTCGCGCAGGACTACTTCAACGCGATGGACTCCAAGCAGGCCGACTTGCTCAGGGCCCAGCAGGACAAGCTCGGGACACAGGCATCTTACAGCACCGCGATGGCGGGGCTTTACTAAGGAGGGACTATGGCAGGCATCTACACAAGGGACAACCGCGAACAGATCCTTACGGCCGCACTCGACAACGCAATGCGCCGGAAGCAGGAATACACTGACAGGAAGAACGCCCGTGCACAGGAAAACGCGAAGGCCATTTCCGATTTCCTGAAAGCCGCGGGCCGCACTTACGAAACTTGGGGAAGCGACGAGGAGAAGCTCGCCGCTCTCGAAAAGGAACGCGAGGAAGCGGTTGCTGCACAGAAGTATGACCAGCAGGTTGCGCAGCGGCAAGCTGTCAATGAATATTTGGCCAACATGGGCGGTTCAACCATTGACACAAAGCATACGCAGCCGACAGGCCCTAGCCAGGCCGAAATGTTTTCGGAGGCCATGCGAGGCTACGAGCCGAACAGAGTGCTTAATGCACCTTGGTATGCAGATTCCGCTCTCGGTCTTCTAAATGACAGAACCGAACTGGAAAGCAGGCTGAACAACAATTTCGACAGCCTTTATAGACCTAAGAGGGGGCTTTACTAATGCGCAGTATCGAAGAAATCGACAAGGACATCGCGGCCGTCAAGGCCCGCATGGCATCGGAGAACCCGCAGCGCACGTCGCCGGAATACCGCGCGGCCCGTTTCGACTACATCGTGAACGGCGACCGTTCGGGTCTTGACGCCTACCAAACTTCCTTGCAGGCCGCAATCCAGAACAAGCTGCAACGTGAAAGCAGCGAGAAGATGATGCAGCTCCAGCAGGGCATGGCCGACGACGACCAGCGCTACCAGTGGCGCAAGGACTATGCGCTTGCCCAGAACGCGCTCAGGGAAGTGAACAGCAACCCGAAGAGCAGCGAGAAGGACAAGGCCGACGCGCAGGCATACGTAGATTTCTATGAAGACTACGGTGAAAAGAAGGGTTGGTATAAGCGTCCGACCGTGCCGGAAAAGAGCCAGGAAACTGTTCCGGCGGATGACGGGACACCGGCCCCGCAGGCTCCGGCTGTTCCGGCTGACTGGCAGAACGTCAGCGCCAAGGCACAGGGTGTCATCGACACGGACACTTCCACGCCCGAGGACATCGACGCGGCAATCGCTTCCTTGAAGCCGTTCGCAGGCAACACGCACGTCGCCGAGGACCTCGCCAAACTGAACAGCGGCCTCGAAAACAAGCGCAACCTGATCGAAACCACGAAGGCTTGGGAGAAGGCGCAGGAGAAGGCCAATTCCGAAATCGACCGGAAGGGCGTGAAGATTGCCGACTTGAAGGCCCAGAAGAAGGAAATCGAGAAGTACAAGGACCAGAAGGGTTACGACACTCTCGTTACGAAACTGGACAACAAGATCAAGGCGCTTACTCCGCCCGACCTCGGGCCCATCAAGGCGGCTGTCGGCAAGCAGTGGACTGACGCGGGGCTCCGCGCCATCATCGCCCGCATGCGCCGCGACGGCAAGACCGAACGCGACGAGAACCTGAACATCGACGGCAAGACCGTCAAGGTGACCATCAAGGCGTTCAACGACGGAAGCGGAACCGTCACGACCGACAAGGGCAAGGTTCTCCGCGAAGTTCCCTTTAACAAGTAATCGGGGTATCAGCCAATGGCATGGAAGAATGAAACATACGACGCAGCCCGGTTAGCAGCCGAGCGCTACTACGACGATGTCCTCAGCAAGGGAATTTTCCCGGGCGAGCTGAGGCGTCTTCCCGCCGATCGCGACGAGGCCATCGAGGTTCTCGCCGACGAGAACGTGGCCAAGATCCGCAGCCGCATACCGGAAGAAGGTTTCGACGAGGCGGCATCGAAGCGCCTTGCCGCATACGACGCGAACAAGCTCGAAAAGTGGCTGTATGAAAACGGCGACGACCCGATTACGGCCGCGAAGAAGACAGAGTTCGCAGAATACCAGAAGCTGATTGTCCCGCAGGAAGGACAGCGCGGTTGGCGCGACATGTCGTATCGCGACTTGAAGCTCGAAATGCCGAAGTTCGGTTTCGACCCGACCAAGAAGGAAGACTACCGGAAGTTCATCGAAACGCTCGCCCAGCACCAGCTGAACTATGACCGCGGCCAAATCGTGCAGCAGGAAGTGAACGAGGCCGGCCCGGTGGAGAAGCTCGGCATGGCCCTCAACCCGACCGTTACAGACGAGGCAACCCGCCAGGCGCTGACGGGCGACTTCGACGACGGGCGCCTGAACAGGGCGGCCGCGACCGACCTCGTTACTGGCGCCTTGATGGGCGGAATGGCCGCATCGAAGAACCTGATGGCTTCCCCGCTCCGTATCGGCCTCGCCGACGCGGGGGCAGAAACTTTACGCCAGGCCGCAAATGCGCAGGGCGGTTTCAGGGTTGACCCGTTCGCTCCATTGCAGGCGGGTGTAGCAGCCGCGACGGTCCCGGCAGGCGCCCAGTGGTTGGGTGGCTACCTTTCCCGTGGCGGGAGCATGGCTGCAAAGCCGCTCTCTCGTGGGTTCCAGCGTGGGCTCAGGGGAGCCGACGATCCGGTTGCTGCGGAAGAAAAACTATTGAAGCAGCAACTTATCGCAGCCCGCAACCAGAGCATCGCCGCACAGCAGGGCGTGCAACGTGGCAGGCCGCAGGGTGGACTTGCGGGTGTTGCTGATTTGGAAGCAGCCGCTACATGGGACAATGCAGCTAGAAAGCTCAATGCACTGGGGCTTGAAAGCGGAATGGAACGCAACAACGTGATGTTCGCTCTTCAAGACGCACAGCGCCGCGAGGCGGCTGCGGCCGACAAGTTCGACATGATCCGTGCGAGCAGGAAGCGGACAATCAACGGCGTGTCCAAGCAGCGTGCCGTCGAAGAGGCCGCACGCGAGGCCGACGAGGCTGCACGCGACGTGCAGGCCGCTGAGGCAAGGCTTGCTGCATACGAAACAAGCAATCCGGCAATCAACCCGGAAGCCACTATTGATGGCTTTAACATCGAGCGGGTTATTGGCATGGGACCGAGCCACGCAATGCGAGGTGTAATCGTTACGCCGGACAACGACGGTATCGCCCGCGCAATGGGACTTTATAGGGCACCGGCTAAGTTCCCGACGATCGAACGCGGAAACGTCCTGACTGGCGTTTCCTATGACGCAAACAAGTCGGCACTGGGGCGCCTCCAGTCAACTTTCCCGGAGAAGTATGCGGCCGAAGCAGCAATGGGAACCGGCAAGAACAAGTATAGCCTTGGCCTTGTACTCGGCCGCATTGCAGGTGCGGTGGGCACGGGCGTCGAGCCAAACTTGAAGGCCAACCCGTTCCAGCCGATGTCTTACGATGACAAAGTAACGAACTTCAAGGAATCCGAGTGGTTCAAGTCCTTGCCCAAGGAAAAGAAGAACGCCGTCGAAAGGGCGCTCAAAGGAGAATAGCAATGGCATCTTTCCGCAACTTTGACAACCGCGACCGCTACTACGACCGCAACGGCAACCCGCTCCACGGCTGTGTACAGTTCATGGTCAAGGACGGAAACACGTCCGCGGAAATCTTCGACGGGGACCATGTCCCCCTCGCCAACCCGCAGCTGACCGACAGCCTCGGGCGCACCGTGAACCAGGTCTTCGTGGACGTGGACGTCATTGCGTACATGTACAAGTATGTCGGCGACGGGCGCCTCGCCGACGAGGAAGCCGAGGGCATCGACACCCGCGACGAGAGCAAGTGGTCGCTGCAATACACGGTGGAAAGCGCCTCCGTCGACATGCGCCAGGTTGACGGCCAGTCGTCCATGGGCGTCGCGACAATGCAGGGCCTCCGCGAGCTCGACCCGGCACAGGTCCCGCTCGTTGACGGCATCCGCATGGTTACGCTCGAAGGCTACTACGCCGCGGGCGACAAGGAACCCATCAACTACGTGTTCGATGCGCAGAGCGAGGCCGACGACGACAACGGTTCCGTCATCCAGTCCGAGCATGCGCTTACTGGCAGGTGGATCATGGTCCAGCCGACCGAGCACTGCGACAGCCGCCACTTCGGCGTGTTCCCGCAGGACTCCGTCTTCTCGACCGTCAACCACACCACGGGAATTGCGCAGCTTGTTGCATATTGCAACGCGAAGTCCATCCGCCCGTTCTTCAACGGTTCGGAAGCGTATCCGTATTTCGTGTTCGGCGGGCTCCATGTCAACAGCCGCAACGGCTACGACGTAAGCGACCGGACCGTCTTCGTGGACAAGTCCGAGAGCGAAATGCTCGGCGAGTTCGACCGCAAGGCATCGTTCAGTTTCCAGAACGAGAACACGACCATCGACTCCAAGACCGTCCGCCTCTCGTGGAAGTGCCGCAACCATATCGACACCAAGGACTTCATCATCGACATCGAGAACCGGCCGTGCCTCCTCGCCGACACGAACGTGGTGGTGGAAGCGAACCCGGCGACTGGGTGCCAGTTCGACAACTGCACCGTTGACAGCACGCACCGCATCGGGCGCCAAATCACGATGACGAACATGACCGTCCACACGGACTGGTTCACGACCGACTACAACTGGTCGAACTTGCAGCTTGCCAACTGTCGCATCGAGCTTTCCAACTGCGAGAGCGCGAACACCTATATCGTGCTGAAACTCCGCAACGGGGAACGCGACTTCGGCGACCTCGGCGAACAGCGGGTCAGCAACCTTTCGCTCCCGTCGGGCTCCATCGCGGAGAACGCCGAGTTCAGCAACGTTACCATCCAGGGCAACGTGGAACTACACAACGTTTCCGGCACCGTCCAGCTTACGGGTTCCCAGCACAGCCTGAACATCATCGACTGTTGGCTGACCATCACCAACACCGAGGACCTCGTGGTAAGCGCCGTCCAGTGGCGCCGCGGATCCGTTACGTTCGACCCGTCGCACCATATCCAGGTGTTGCAGACTCTGCTTCTCGACGACGTTGACGTGCAGGCGGACTTCTACACCATCGGCGTGGCCCCGAAGTATCGCCGTTGCCGCATCAACGTGCGCCAGGACAACTTCACGGACTACGAGTACATCGGCTGCGAGGTGAACGCGGACATCTACCAGTTCCCCGAATACATCACGCTGACCTATGGCGGCGTGGACTATCCGGGCTACGTTTACCGCGGCCTCTTCGCGAAGAACACGGTTACGGGAAGCGCGAAGATTTACCTGAGCCCGGTAACGGGGGTGGACTATTCTTCCTCCCCGGTCAGCACGCTCAGCCACTGGGAAGGGAACTTCTCGGACCACAACTTCGTTGACGACAGCCGTTGGACGGGAATTTCTTACAGCGGCGCCGTCAGCCGCAAGTTCGAGTACCTGAACAACTACGGCGGCTGTCCGACGGAGAAGGCGGAAATCACTTACACCATGCCTTACAACCAGCTCCGTCCTTACGGCAACGAGCCATACGTCGATTACGGCGTATTCTGCTCGAACGTCCCGGGGACGACCGACTCCACGGGCATTTGGGTCGTGCACGACGGGCGCACTACGCCGGAGCGCGACATTTCGTGGGACGACTACTGGATCGTGAATTTCAAGGACGTGGTGCTCCCGATAGACAAGCTCTTCCGGCTCCCGAACTTGAAGGGGAACCAGCATGTCAACATCACGGCGGACATCACTTGCTTCATCCGCCCGGACGGTTTCCCGGACTGGCCGTTCTACACGAACACGTTCCATGTCGAGAGCGTGCTGCTGAACTCCAACGTTACCGGCAACGCGCAGGTGGCATACGCCAGCTCGTTCCGCCCGATCAAGTTCCACTATACCGGCATCAGGTATTGCGACAACGACGACATCGACGACTGGAACAGCTCCCTTGACCAGGTGCTCTACGCAGCGCAGGACGAGCCGAGCAAGTTCGGTTTCGCCGGTCAGTGCCGTTACAGCTACCACTTGGACTAACCCGATACTTATTGCATGTTGCAAGGAGTTACAATGCAAGAAGATCTCGAAATCATCAACCAGTGCACCGATTTCCTGAAGCGTTCCAGCCGCAGGTTCGGTTCCGCACTTTCCCGCGCGACCAAGGACCTCCGCCGTTACTCCGGCAACTTCTGGGACGACGAGTTCAAGAAGCAGTATCGGAGCGGCAAGAACCGCCAGTGCCTTTCCCTTAACAACTGGAACGTCATTTGCAACGCCATCGCGTCGCCCATGTCGGCCAGCCCGTGGCATACGGAGTTGAAGGACAAGACGGGCGAATTGAAGAATGTCCAGGAAGCCATCGACACACTCGAAGCCGACAACGACGTGAAGAGTGCCCTCCTCGACGCTTTCCGCAAGGCCGTGCTCTCCGGCTACGGCTTCCTCGTGGTATCGACGGACCAGGACGAGCTGACGGGCGAGGCGAAGATTACCCTCGAAAGCGTCAAGCACCTGCAGTCCGTGGCATTGGACCCGGCATGCTGCTCGACGACGGGCGAGGACGCAGAGGAAGGCGCCATCGTGAACTTCATTTCCTTGCGCAAGGCGAAGCGCCTCTACGGCGAGGATGTCGTCCCGATGAACTACCCGCAGACCCGCGCGGCCCTCGACCTCAACGACATGGAGCAGTGGGGTTGCCCGGAAGACCAGACGGCCATCGTTTCCTACTACGTGAAGGAAAACGAGGGCGTCCACTTCTACAAGATTTGTGGCGACAAGATTGTCCAGTCGGACGTCCTCCCGATCAAGTTCATTCCGATTATCCGCATCGCCGGTAACGAAATCTACGACAAGGAAGACATCAACTACAACGGCATCATCCAGCTGACGCTCAACCTCGAACTGGGCGCCAACATCGCATACTCCACGCTTATCGAGCGTTGCGGCCGCAGCACCAAGGCCAACTACCTTATCAACGTGGACGCCATCGACGGGCTCGAAAAGAGCTACGCGAACAGCGACAAGGACGACGCCCTCGTGGTGATGTGGAAGGGCGAGCACGAGCCCAAGCCCATCGTGGAACAGTTCCAAACGGGCGACCTGCAGTCGGTCATCACGACCACGCGCACCCTTATGGAAGACGTGGTGGGCGTCCCGCTGACGGGCATCCCGCAGGGTACGCCGGAACGGACGGCCACTGAAATCCTCCGCCAGCAAACGAGCAAGGAAGCCAATACGGCAAGCTACTACCAGAACGCGTTTTCCGCATGCAACGTGCTCGCGAAAATCTTCATCGAAATGCTGACGGGCGGGGCCGACCTCCGCTTCACCCTCGAAAACGGCCCGAGCGTAATCACGCGGCAAATGAAGGCCCGCCAGGAACTGACGGCCCTCGGCGCGGTATGCCCGGACGAAATGAAGGGCATCCTCGCGGTTTACTTCGCACGCACGTTGGAAGACGACGTGGGCGAGGACATGACCCGCAACCTTATCGCCAACCTCCCGCGCGAAGTCCAGTTCCTCGACAACACGGACATCGACCCGCTCGCAGTGCACCAGCTCGAACAGATGAAGGCCCTCGTTGACGAAATGGGCATGCAGCTCGACGAGCAGATTGCGGCCAACGGCGAGCTCCAGAAGGAACTCGACACGGCCCAGCTCAGCCTGATGGAGAACCGCGAACAGCGCGTCCTCGACTGGCAGAAGTTCCAGATCCAGGAAAGCAACAAGATGGCCCTCGAAACGGCCAAGCTCGAAAAGGACGGCTACGTTGACGGCGCCAAGATCCAGCTCGAGTCCGCCAAGCTGATGAACGAGGCGGAACGCGACCAGGCCAAGGCGCAGAACGAAACCGACCGCCTGATGCTCGACGCCCAGAAGGCGGCGATGGAGCAGCAGGACATCGCGGGCCGGGCCGAGGACGCGGGCTACCGCCAGGGCGCCCAGGACGCGGCCGACCGTGCATACGCGCCTGAAAGGGGGTAGTCCATGGCCGTAAGGTTTGAAGTCCAGTTCGACACCGCGTTCAACAACTCCCGCAGCATGAAGAACCGCAAGGCTGCGCAGCGTCAGTCGGAAGCGATGCGCGACAGGGTGTTCGCGAAATACCAGTCGCTCGTCGGGACCGTCTACAAGAACAGCCTAGCGGCCCGCCGCGCGGCAATCGCGGAGCTGAACAACCCGAACCTCCACGAGGAATACTGGGACAACGACAACGAGCCGAGGCGCCCGCTGTTCATGTCTTCCAGCTGTTTCGCGAGGGCGATACCGTCGGCAGGCGGTGTCTTCCTTTATTTCCGCAGCAACCCGACCAAGGGGTATTTCTACCCGAGCGCGGGCACCAAGGCTGCGACGGCCAAGGAGCTCTACAA